GACTTATGAGAAGAATTCTCGCACTTCCAACAGAAAAATGGCCAAATTAGGAGGTTTCAGAAGGTTTATTGTAGCTTGGGACAGGGGATTTCTAACGAAACGGAATGTTTCCCACATAAAAACCACTATAATTTGGATCAATCATTATGAGAATTTAAAGAAATGGGAGATAGATCACAAGAAATCTAGTGGTTCTTATCTCTGGGTAGCCTCAATAGAAGACCCTAAAGCTTATAGAACTTGGCTCAAATTGACTCAAGAACAGAAGGAATCTACTGGATTATTTGCCAAAAAGACCCCTGGAGGCACAATAGTTCTTCCACCAGGAATAAAATTAGCCTGTATCAATCCAAGTCTTCCTAAGATCAGTGATGGGGACACTGACATCATGCACATGGTGACTTCAGGCTTAAATACTCCTGAAGATATGGTAACTGGTGTTTCATCTGGAAGTACATTTTCTGGAGTAAATGCGTCAAGGGCACCACTTACAGACAGGATTGGAGATCAGGTATCCTACTTTGAAAGGTTTTTGAGGTATGATTTCTGGAGACCTATCTTCTTTTTACGTTCTACAGTCACAGATTTTCCAACAACCTTTAAAGTAAAAGAGGCTGTGGACTTCAAGGACAAGGAACCAGTGATGAAGACTGTCAGTAAAAAGATTTGGCAACTCATTGATTTTGAATTTCCAACATCTGAAGTATCTGATGCAGAAGCGAAGGCTAGAGCATACCTTGGAGTCAAGCATCCTTCAGTTGTGGAGTCTCTTGGTATTCCTAGAGAAGAAGTTGCAAGAAAATTGGGATTCAAGGGCTACAAAAAGAAGAGATTGAAATATTCCACAGAAGAAGAGTTCTTTCCTGAATTGCCTCTGTCTGTAGATTTAGAGGAGATGCAAGCAACCTCACAGGAACCTTCAAAATCAGACAGTGACGGGGCAACGGAGCCTGTTCCTGACAATAAAAATAAAAAAGAGCAGGTCAAGCCTGCAGACAAGTAACATTTACTTGACTTTGGTTTATCCCAGGAATATTATAGTGTAAACCATAACACGGAGGACAGTATGGCTAAATCGTATGATCGAATCTTTGCAAAGCTATTTAACACACCATGGATGATAGAAGAATCCTGGATGGCCACTATTGTAGAGATTGCCAAAAGAGAGGGGGACATAGAGGCAGTAAAAACCAAACTGTCCGACAGGGTTGATGGAGCAAGAGAAGCTTACGTCAGAGATGGTGTTGCTCATATTTCAATTTCTGGGCCTATCTTTCCAAAAGCCAATCTTTTTACAGAAATTAGTGGAGCTACTTCAATAGAAGGACTCGCTAAAGATTTCCAAGCCGCACTTGATGATGATGGTGTAGAAAGCATCATCCTCGACATTGATTCTCCAGGTGGTGCTGTTACTGGAATCAATGAGATGGGAAATATCATCAGAGATGCAAGAGATGTGAAGAACATCACAGCTTATGTTAGTGGAACTGGAGCATCAGCGGCCTACTGGTTGGCTTCTGCGGCTTCGGAACTGGTTATAGATGCTACCGCTAGAGTGGGTAGTATCGGTGTTGTCGTTGCTTATCCTGCTAAAGGCGATGATGACATGATAGAGATAGTAAGCACTGCAAGCCCAAACAAACGTGTCGATCCTAGCACGGATGAAGGGAAGAAGGTCGTTATTGAAGAGTTGGATGCGCTTGCCAACGTATTCATTTCAACAGTAGCACGAAACAGAAATGTTTCAGAAGCAACGGTATTAAAGAAGTTTGGTAGAGGTGGAGTTCTAGTTGGTCAAGATGCCGTGGACGTAGGGATGGCAGATAGGCTAGGATCATTTGAGAAATTATTAACAGAAAAGAGTAACTACGGAGGTTCAATTATGGCAATATCACAAAGTGGGGCCGTAGTGTCTGCTGATTCTTTGAAAAAAGATCATCCGAAGGTTTACGAAGAAATTTTCGAGGCCGGCGCAGCCACTGCAGTTTCAGAAAGCGAGCAAATTATCAAAACAAAGGATGATAAAATTATGGCACTAGAAACCTCCCTTGCTGAAGCAAACGCTTCAGTGAAAGGACTTGAGGATCGGGTGGATTCTATTGAGAAGAGTGAGATGATCCGTTCAGCCAAGGATATTTCATCTTCTGCGAAGGTCATCACTGATACCAAGCTGTCTGCAAGCTCTGTTCCAGAGCGTTTTCATCAGAAAGTATGTTCAATGATCAACCATGAGAAGTTTGTTTCTTCTGAAGGCTTTGACGTTGATGCATTTTCTGCAAGTGTTGATACGGAAATTAAGGATTGGGAATCTCAGCTCAGTGATATGTCTCCCATCCAAGGCTTTAGTTCTACTCGGCGTGACATCACTCCAGATGCAAGTTCTGATGTAGATTCAATCGTGGATCGTATGCTGGCCAATTCTGGCGGCGTTCAATAACAATAGGGGGACATTATGGCTATAGGTTTAGGCGGCTCAATTCCGCAAATTAATCGTTCTGGAATCACTCCAGGATCAAAAGCTCTTTTTCACAGTGTTCGGGACATCGCTCTCGTCATTGACAAGACTCTGAAACCTGGTTATGGATATCTGAAAGCTGGTACAGTTATGTGTATCAATACTTTGGATGCTATGTTGGTTCCTTATCCTGAAGTGGCATTTGCAACTAACCTCGCAAACGCCAAATCATTCCTCACTTCTGACTGTGCTGACGCTGCCACTACTCTGTCAATCACGAATGACGAGTCCTATAAGTTCGTTGTTGGTGATTCCATTGTAATGTATGACAACACTTCTGCCGCTGAGAATCTTGGTGCAATCACCAACATTGTTCGTGGAGCCAATGGTATTACTACCATTACCTTCACCACTGCAACGATCAACGGTCCACATACTGTAGCTCATCTCTCTTGCATTTATGCAAAGACTGATACAGCGGCAGGATTCTCTAAGGCAACCTACATCCTTGATCAGGACATTAACACTGGTTATGGTAAAGACGCTAAAGGGGCGAATTCTTCTGTAGTAGTAAGCAATGCTGTACTGTATAAGAGTTCTATGGTAAATTACGATACTCAAGCTGGCACGGATCTCGGAACTATTTCGGATTCCCGCCTCATTATTCTGAAATAAAGGGAGGTATTAATCATGCCGAAAGGTTCCGCTGGTATTCCAGCATTACAACTCGAAGTTTTGAATAAGCTCATCACCAAATTTGATCGGGCTCCTTCAATGTTTTTCACCAATCTTCTGCCTACTACTCAGGCCGCTTCTGACACTATCAAGTGGGAGATTGAGTACGGTTCTGCCGGTATGACCCCATTTGTAGCTCCTGGTTCCGTAGCTCCTGCTATTGGTACTGATGGAGTTGGTGAGGGTTCTGCCAAAGCCGCCTTCTACAAAGAGAAGATGTACTTTGATGAGGTGTTCTTGAATAACATGCGTGAGCCTGGTACTCTCGCTACTTATCAGTCTGCAGAACGTAAGCTTACTCGTGGTTCTCGCAAGCTTCGTTTCCGCATTGACCGTCGTCGTGAGTGGATGCTTTCTCAGATGATGACTACCGGAGCATTGAATTATACTCAGCAGGGTGGGACTAAGTTCTCTCTCAGCTATGGTATTCCTGCTTCCCATCTCATCACTCTTGGTGCCGCTTACTTCTGGGGAACTGGTGCTTCTCGCAATCCTGTTGCTGATATTTACAATGCCAAAGCCCTCCTTGCTAATGATGCTGGTGTTACTCCTTCTTATGCCATGCTCAATAGCGAACTGCTCAAGACCTTGATTCTGGATTCTAAGATTCAAGAGCTTCTGAGTAAGAACGCATTTGGAGATGGTAATCTGTTCTCCAATCCTTCTCAGGTAATTGGTCAGCTTCTTGGTGTTGGTAGTCTCGTTGTTTATGATGAGCTGTACGAAGTAACTGGTTGGCTGACAGGTGGAGTTACAGGTGGTTCAACCACAGTAATCCCCGTAGATGACACTTCCGACTTTGAAGTTGGTGGTTCACTTCGTTTCGTTGATACTTCTGAGTCCAATGCTTGGGAAGATCGTGCTATTACTGCCGTAAGTCAGATCAACAGCACTGTAACCGTAGCTACTGCTCCAACCAACAGCTACATTGCTGGAGAAGACAAGGTTATTATGCGTAAGAAGTTTATTGGGGACGATACTTTCCTTATGTTCTCCACTACTTCTGCCGATGGCGATACCATTGGTGAGTTTATGGAAGCTCCTTATGGACTTGGTCGTCGTTGGGGAACCTACGCCGATACTAAGGATGAGTGGGATCCAGAGGGAATGTGGCTGCGTGTTCAGGACAAAGGACTTCCAGTTCTGTATCATCCAGACACCATTGTTCGTCTTACTGTACGCTAATCATAACTGAGGTTCAATCTGATGAAGGTAAAAACCAATGAATACCTGAAAATCGGAGAAAATGAGTTACTTCCCAAGGGGTCTGTGTTTGACAGCTCCCTTGGGGAGTTCCCCGATTACATTCAGGACTTAGTAGCCATTAATCACAAAAGTATCACCATCCTTGAGGATGATTTTAAATTTGTTCCACCTGAAGAACCTGTAGGAAGCCCGCTGATCAATTTACTTGACGAGGCAGGGGAAGACACAGAAAATTCAAATGAAAGCTCTGACGGTACGGGAGAAGGCGCGGATAACGTCCCTGATTCTGTTCCAGAAGTTCCCGTTAAGAAGTCAAGCAAAGTCCGAACAGTTAAACCACATTTAGGGGAATAACAAATGGCCATTGCTGATCAAGATGAACTGATTGAAACAGTAAAAGTTTTACTTGGAGATTCTTACGATAAAATATCAGATGATGGATATGAAAAAGCATGTGTTCAGGCCGAAACTGAACTAGGCTGGACATTCCCTCTCGCAGATGCGAGAAAATGTTATTGGTTGGTAGAAAGAGCAAGGAGGCACACCATCTATGTTTTGATGGTGGAGTCTGCTCACAAGTTTCAGTACAAGCAGATTCATTTGGAGCACAGATTCAATCACTACATTAAGCTTGTAGAAAGAATGGATGCAGAATTTGTCAAAGCACTTGAGGATTTCCCAGAATTATTTGACGGGATTGACGGTGGATATGACGATTTTGCTTACTATATAAATCCTGGGTTTGTTTATAATTCTCTTGGAAGAGATATAACTTACTCATAAGCTAAGAGGGTTTCATGCCAATCGGGGAAGATATTAAAGATGTTCTCAATGAGCTTGGAACCCCTTTAGTCATTTACAAATGGCCTGGTCCTACCAAGATCGAAGAAAATATGGATCATGAGTTTTATCCGACCCATTCTTCCGAATTCTTGAGGATGTTTTTCTCTGGAGTCACTTTAGTTCACGACACTGCAGTTGTTTCTGGTGATGTTGTAGAAGCAATGGGCATGTTTTTCATCGTGACTAATGTGGCTCCTTCTTATTTTGAGGGTTCCATAGTAGATTGGACTTCAGTATTTTTCAAGGTGAATTGCCTTGGAAAGATCGCTAGGTACGCTCAGAAATCTAGTTGGGACGCTAATTATTCCAAAGTTAGACTGTGGACTGACATTTATACAGAAGTCAGGGCTTTGCAGTATGAGAGTAATGCAGATCAGAAGCAATACATTGAGAAAGAAGTGGTTGCTATGACTCTGGAAGGAAATATCCTGTATCTGCCCTCCTATGTGACTGTAGAGGAAGGAGATAGATGGTATCCAAACCATCTGAATCTAACAGAATTTTACAGAATAGCATCCATCGACATATACAGGATGAAAGGTCTGTCTGTCTGCACCTTGAAGGACGATGAGAGGGAATAATGGCAGTCGTTATTAGGAGAGGTGGCACAATAATCCCGAAAGTGGTTATGAAAACCACTATCAAGCCGTTTGTAGCAGAGATAAAAAAATTTAATAGTTATTT